CTTTACTGGAATATTAAGATCAAAATCCAAATTGTTGAATTTCTCAATATCAAATCCTGTACGAAGGAAAAGTGCTGCCCATTGATTAGCACCAAGAATACTATAATGGTTTGGATTATATTCATGCTTTCTTTCACAGTCAGGTGCAGGCAACTCAACATAAAGCTTTCCGCCCTGTTTTAATACACGATTGTACTCCATTAACGTAAAAATTGGAAAGGGAGAATGTTCTAGAGATTGGCGAGCAAAAATAAAGTCAACTGACTCATCATAATACCCATCTTTTTGGGGCAAGAAGGACATATCATACTGTTTAATATTATGCCCATTATCTTCACATGTCTTGATATCTTCAGGTGTTACGCAAATTCCAGTAACATCAGTGTATCCTCTATCTCGCATTGCATCAAGGAAATAACCAACACCACATCCCATATCAAGAATCTTCGCGTCTTTAGGAAGTTCCAATGGATCAATATATGTTTGAATGACCTGTTCAGTTAATTGCTTGTGAAACTGACTTGGACCTTCATCATATAGATGTTGGTTCATAATATGCTCATAATAAAACATGAGCTTGATCGGATCAAAAAGTTGTTTTGTGTCAATGTGGTTCATGAAATTACTTATACATAAACTTTGGCATGATTATTTTTTTCTATAATCTTTAACTTTTCTTATTGGGCTAACCTTATTGGTATCACTGTGCTCAGTACTTTTGGATTGTGACCACTTGCGATTGCTTGTATCACCTACCTGCTTAGCAGCAAAATCAAGCATTTCTTGTTCAATTGGGTGGTATGCATGAAACATTGGATTTCCGCCAATAAAATTTTCATCAGGGGTAGGAATGTGAGGCGCACCGGCAAGAGCAATGCCCATTCTCCAGTACTTCCTAAGTCCGCCATTATTGTGACCATTTTGGTTATCGTAGGTGTTTACAGCACCGATTTCATTTCCAAAAGAGTTTGCATCCAACTTGTGACTGGACTCGGTTATAAACTCATGTGCTCTCATTTTTTCTTATAACTTTTTACTTGTCTGACTGGACTTTTGGTGTTAGTGTTGCTCATTTCAGTGCTGCGATTGTCACTTACTTTTTTCACCCTACCTGCTCCAATAGTTTTAGCTGCGGTATTAATGATTTCCAATTCTACGTCTGTATATGTAGAAAGTAATGGATCGCCTGCCATTGGGCCTACAGGAGGTGTAGGATAGTCTGGAGCGCCTGCCATTGCTATACCAAATCGCCAAGCAAGATATGGGCTTCCATTTGATTTGTTGATGCTTAAATCTGGCATAGAGACTGCACCTTTAATTGCATCAAGCTGGCCAGGCGCAAAAGCTTTTGGTTGTACTGGTGAATCTGCCTCGGTGATGAATTCTCTTGCTCTCATTTAAATTCTCTTTTCTACAGCTTATTTATCAGCATTATGCTTCATTCCGTTGGAACTAAACGGTGGATTGCCTTTTGTGTTTTGCCATAGTGCTCTATTAGATAAAATCTCTACCCAGCAGTTTCTTTGCGGTTTATTTAGATTCCAGAAGTCAAACTCAATGTGGCTTGAAATTGGACGACAATATAATGTTCGTTCGCTAGGAATAATCATTTCTTGTGCTGTAGTTCTCATTTTTTTGCGTTCGGTGTTGGTTCGCATTACATTAAGTTGAGGATTATCAACATAAACTTGACACATACTATTAACCAACGCTGTTGGAGTTTTGGCTGACATTACAATAAGCTGTGCCTGTGCCATTCTTGCTTCACTACTTATTCTACTTAGAGTTTCAGATTCATCATCGGGGTTTCTTTGATATCCAGCCCAAGGCAACCACACCCCATGATTAGTTCTAGCTACGGTTTCATTTTTATCAATCTTTTTACAGACATAATGATATTGATCATCTTTTTTACATGCTTCCAATAGAAACAAATTATCCCTATCATAGATTATGGTGTTTCCAGTTAGCTCGTTTTCAATAGCTCTCTTTGCCGCATACACGGCATTGTTCTGTAAAAGAGCATCTGAAATTTTTATACCATCTGGACTACGCTCTTTTCTAGATTTACTGATTTCCTTTTCGTCATCTTGGATCATTAAGCTTGCGCTCAATATAGCAACACCATCACTGTTGAATCCTTCTTTGTACCCTGTTACTTCATCACAGAATAATAAACGTTCAAGCCCGTCTTTATCGTATACTTCAAATCCAATTTTTGGTATGTAGTTTCTGTCGCGATTTTTTACACCAACCCAGCCTTTATCATCAAAATACTTGGCAACCAAAACGCACATAATTAAATTCCCGTTTGTGTGGTCGTGACATTTCTGCCATTTTCAGTTTCCATTACTGAATTGGAATATCCATCAAATCCAATATCCAAGCCGGGAGGATTGGTTCCACTATATATAACTTGTGATGAAATAAAGTGTTCAAGTATAGTAGAATTGTTCACCAATGGTGTTGTTAATATTTGAACATTCCCGCCAGATATATTCATGTCATATGTGGCTACAGCATTACCAAAAAAGGTTGTGCCAAATCCAGTAAATGCTACCTGTGTTCCATCATTACTGAGTTGGGCAGAAAGTTGAATATTCTGGCTATCTATTGTACTTGGATTGCTTGATCTTACATAGAACTGACCTTGCGTAAAGGTATTAGCTGGGGTTTGGAAGATTACTTGTCCAGCAGCATTTCCAGTTGTTGTAGTGTTGCTTGTGTTAACGAAAGTAGCAAACAGATTGGAGAAGTTATTATTAACTTTTCCAAATGCTACACGTAATGGATCGCCCTGCTGATCATTTGGAGAGGCACCAATATTAATGATTTGTTGAGTAGAAGTCATATAACGCTTTCATGTTATAGACTATTTATCAGGATTATAACTATTTGGTGGCGTTCTCAAAAATTTGTTTTTGAGATTTGTACCATTCATTCCATGCATCAACTTTTGCAGCACAATCATGATATTTAACGTAATTTTTGGTAACAACAGTCATCATATCACTTAATTTTGAATCATCCTTTTTTACAGTATCAAGCTGTGGGCATGCTGTTCTTAATGCTTGTGATGCCTCTGGAAATTTAGTAGTCACGGGGACAACAGTTGTACATGCAGTTAGCAATAAAAACGGTGGAAACAATATTAAACTTTTCATTTTGTGTCACCTGATAACAGTGCTGCTTTGTTATGTATGTCAATAACTTCAGGAGAAATTTTACAATCAGTATCCATCTTTGAAGATTCTACTTGAATCTCGTGAATAATATCGTTACCCTTTTCGTGAATAACTTTTGTTTGATTAATAAACTTTGTTTCTATCTGAGTATTTACTTTTTTTGATTCAGTTTGTGCTTGTGCTAATTTAGCCTCTAACTGTGTAGTCTGTTTAGCTATTTTTGCTTTGTAATCTTCTTGACCTTGAAGGTACAAAGCAAAACCCAAGGCAATACAGCCAACGATATTGGCTGGTAGTTTGTAAACATTAAATGTGGGGACAAATCTTGTTGCGAAAGCAAATATGTTTAATGATATCCCTATTAAGAATAATAGGTGGATCATAAACTTTAAGAAAAGACCGAATAAAAAAGTAAACATAGCAATATTATTTATGCTATGTTTATTCTTTTATGAATTATGTTTGAGATAATTTTCTGCAATCAAAATCATGCCCTTAGCGTGTTCAGCATTCTTAGGGATAGGAATCATAGTTCCATTTTGATATTCTATTGCAGCTTTCAAATGTGGATAGATGTCATGGTCAAAAATCTGTGCCATATCTCTATACAGAGATTCACGTTCCCTTTTTGTCATTCCTGACATGAGTGTGTACATGCGATCATCTTCGCTGATTTCCAACCCATAATCATGTCGGAATGTGTGACACATGTTATTGATAATTTCTTCGCGATTCATACTGCCATCTCTGCTTTAAGTGTTGCGTGACATTTGTAGTTGTCTAGTGCAATCGTTTCCATAGTAAAATCCACAACACGTTTGATATTTGGATTTAACCACAATGTTGGTAATGGGTATTCTTCTCTTGACAACTGTTCTTTGACTTGGTCAATGTGATTCAAGTATATGTGTGTGTCGCCGGTAGAAATAACCAATTCACCTACATCTAGTTCACATTCTCTTGCAATCATGTGGGTAAGTAGAGCATAACTTGCGATATTAAAGGGAATTCCTAAATAGGTATCGCAACTTCTTTGATACATATGACAGCTTAGTTTTCCATTGCTGACATAAAATTGACTCATGACATGGCATGGTGGTAGTGCCATTTCATCAAGTTCACCAACGTTCCATGCACTAATAATATGTCTACGTCCATTGGGATCGTTTTTGATACTAGTAATGACGTTCTGCAACTGATCTACATAAAATTGTTGCCTCCATTTATATCCGGGCGGTGGTTCAGAAATATTAAACTTCCAATTTCGGGTTTCTCCTTTTTGATCACGAAAGGCTCTATCAACCATACTTTTAGTGTTTGTATGTTCATTGAAAAAGGTAGGAGACGTAAAATTAAAAACTTCTCCTGTATTTTTGTTAATAGCTGTTAATAATCTTCCATCGTTTGTGGGGTGTGCTAATAGCTTATTATATTCTGATGGAAGAAATATGGTAGAATTTACCCCATAAAAATTATTACCAAAATAATCTTTATCTAAATCGAATTTATGAGGGGATTTACACCAATGCCTAAATCCAATTAATCCGTGTATATCTCTATAAAAGTTAGCAAAACATCTCCAGTCTGAGTCAACAAAAATTCCCTTGCTTTTATAC